CTCTCTTGCTTTTTGAAGGCTGTATCCATAATATTCAACAATTAAATCTATGGCTTCATACTTCTCAGCTTTTAACCATCGACCAAATCTATTCTTGGGTCTGATAATATTTAGCAAATAGTGATATTGAAGTTTATTATCCAGATGAGTTCTGGTGTTCATTTCATTGGCTTGAAGGATAGTATCGAAATTAAAGCTTAAAGATCGATTAACAAGAAACGCTTTATATTGACTTTCTAACTCATTATCAAAGTCATTACTTAGTATATCTTTTTTCTTATAATTAATATCATTTACAAAATCGAACGGATTTATTGCCATTGTCCTTCTATCATAATCTCAATTAAACATGCTGTAAGATTTATGTCTTGATCAGCAGCAAATGCACTCTTATATTGATAATCTGCTAACAATAAAATTATTGGGGGCAATCCTGCTGGTGTTAAATGCTCGTGCAAATTATCATATAACTTTCTATATATTGTTCTAGCATCTGTATGACTTGTATCAACAACCCATTTACGAACCTTAGTAAAGTTCTTTTCCTTTAATGCATTAATAAGAGCGTTAAAATCAGAATCGGAAAGCAAACTAAGGATACCGCTATCAATACTTCCGCTGGTGCTATAACGCTGTAATTCATTTAAAGTTCTTCTAAAATCTGGATAATATTTCATAATAAGTTCAACAAGGACTTTTTCATTGAACTCCACATTATTATCATTAAGAATTTCTTTAACCCTATCTAATAACTGAGTAGCTATCTGAGGAGATTCTTTTTTATCTACCTTAAATTCAATTACTGCACATCGAGAATGAATAGGTTCAATAATTCTATTAAGATAATTACAAGTAAAAATGAAACTACAATTATCCGCAAATCTTTCAATAAATCCTCTCATTGCGGGTTGAGTAGATTGGGGGTTTAAATAATCAGCTTCATCGATAATAACAATTTTACGGCCACCAATTAAAGAAACACTACTGCAATAATTCTCTAGCTTTACTCTAAGAAGATCAATACCAGATTCCTGTGAACCATTTATAACAATATAATCAAGACCAATCTCTTTACACATTGCTTTCGCAATTGTGGTTTTACCCATACCCGGACCACCACATAAAAGAAGATTTGGAATATTTCCCGTGGCCACATAAGATTCAAATGGTTCTTTTAAATGTTTAGGAAGAATACAGTCTGACACCTTTTGAGGTCTATAAGCTTCAACCCATAATATATTTTTTGTCATAATTTCAAGTTGTCTGTTCAGTTGCAATCCAATATTCAAGTTCCCTGTCTAAATTTTTAAAATGTCCAAGACCTTTATTTGATATTTTTACATCATAAGAACCTCTCATGAGTTTAAGATTTTCTATTTTAAAAATCATTTTGAAATTAGAAGTTGAAACTCCTAATTCAACTGCATAACTATCAATAGATGTTTTAGCTTCAATTGCTTGTATTTTAAGTTTCCCGTCATTTGCTACAACTGCAATTTCTGGGAGACTCATTACTGCAGCTGCTCTCATTATAGAAATAAAATATTTTTCTTCTAATCTAAAAACAGCGTCTTCAGATGGTAAATTTATATCTTTTGCTAGGATCTTTCTCTCGTTTTCAAATAAACTCATATTCGCAAATTGATATTCGGCTACGGAATCACCTGCGACGAAATTATTAGCATCAATACTTGATTGTATTTTTATTGATTTTTCACTGAAATCAAATTGAGGCTCTGCAAATAATGAAAGAACTCCTAAGAATTTATTCAAATCATATATAGCAAAATCCTGAGGAAAGCTTTGACCGAGCTTAGCCTTTGCTAAAACGTTTGTTTGTTCACTTACTGTTTTAATTACATCGCCGGCCTCAATAACCAAACTTTGATTGATTTCTGCAAAGTTTTTTAATGTTTCAACAGTCTCATTATTAATTATCATTATATTTCCTATAGGTGATTTGGGCTCTCAGCATGAGAGGATTTGTCCTTCTTTTTGGTATCCTTTCGTTTTTCTTTAGCAAGAGCTCTTCTGTCTTTTCTACTCATTCCTTTTGATTCTAACTTCTTTTTTCGATCTTCAAGAAAAGGTCGGGTTTCAGTATCATATCCATGGGCAGCAAATTCTAAAGCCCCCATATCAGGAAGATTTCCATTAAACACATATGTTCCAATATGTTGTAATTTCATCCATGGACATAGAAAAGTTTTAATATCTATCTTCTGACACAGTTGACAAAACATATAATCTTCAGAAAGATAACGATCAGACCCTTCGGATTTTCCTTTGCCCATCCATTGATCATTATCAATAATGGTATCAAAAAATGCATGAATATATCTGGAACCATCGAAATGGTCTGATCGATTATGATCGGGTTTATATCGAAATTTAGGATAAGCTTTTTCAAACTTTTCAAATACTTCTCTCTGTATCATCATAAACCCTGTTCCAATTTCTAATGCTTCAACCGGCTCGGATAAAGATATCGTTTGAGTTCCACCAGTTGGATTGAAAACGAAATCTCCCGTAAACTTCTCAAGAAGCATAGGATTTTCATCAGCCAAACCTTTATCAACAGCATTACGAACTTTTTCCCAAGCAATACACTTCTTGGGATATATTCCTCCAACAATTGGTTTTGTATCATCGCATAGAGCAGCTAATGTTAAAACATAATTTGGATCGAAACATATATCGCTATCAATGAACATGAGATGAGTATATCCTGATCTCAAGAATTCATCTACACAATAATTTCGAGCTCTGGTGATTAATGATTCGTTAAATAAATAAAAGTATTTAAGATCTATTTGATATTTTGTGGCAGTTGTTGCTAAATCACAACACGCCTTTGTATACATTCCACTACACATGCCTGCATACATTGGAGTTGCAACAAATATTTTCTTCTTTCGTAAATCTGCTATAGGCACTTCAATTTGCATTATTTCCTTTTTTTCATCATTAACAAAAAAACATTATCAACTATTTAATATAATTATAGCTGATAATGTAAATAATGTCAAGGATTAAATTATTTTTTAATATTTCGCTGATTCTTCATCGGTTGCAAATCCTGGAAGTTCTTCTGCATCGGTTTCTGTGTCAGGCTCATCAGGAACTGCGTTAGGATCTACTTTAGTCCAGAGATCCATAAATCCTGTTTTGGTATCATCATCGAAACGATTGATCGAAAATTCGATCGCTTTTTCTTTATTCTGGAATATCATATAAGAAGTAACAATGTTTATCAAACGACGAGTGGAAATAATTTCATCAATTCCTCCGTCAGCAAAGGTCCGGCGAATAACATCTGTCCATTGACAAAGGTGATTAACAAAGTCTGAATCTTCAACACCGTAGTTTGAAAGAACCTTAGTAACAATTTTCTTTTCAACGGCGGTGGGAGGATAATCTTGTTCGAATGTAATTGGGAAACGATCAAGGAATGCTTCGTTAAGAATGTTGGCCCCGATAAATCGTCCATCATCATTACCCTTACCTTTTGTATTAGCAGTTGCGACAATGTTGAATCCAGCTTCTGGTTTTACAAGACGATTAATCTTTTTCAAGAAAATGCTTCCACCTTCAAGTACAGGTTGGAGACACATGATCTTATTAGATGCAAGATCAATTTCATCAAGAAGAAGCAGTGCGCCTCTTTCCATCGCAACGATAACTGGTCCATCTTCCCAAATAGTCTCACCATCTTTTAAAATATAGTGACCAAGAAGATCATCTTCATCTGTTTCGATTGTAATATTGACACGAATTAATTCGCGTTTTGTACTAGCAGCAGCTTCAAAAACTTCCTTGGTTTTGCCCATTCCGGACAATCCGGTAATAAAAGAAGGTACGAACATTCCAGATTTAAATATCTGAACTAGTTCTTTGTAATATCCTGCTTTAATATAATTGGGATCTTTTTCTGGAACGAAAGAGATGCTTTCATCTACTTTCTTAATTGTGGTGTCGTGTTGAATAATACGAACATCTTTAAGTGCTTTCGGTTTGCGATATTTATCACCCCATTTTGCTGCGGGAGTTGTCATGTTCTTTCCATAATTTGCAATTGAAAACTGATTTCGACCTATTCGAAGTTTTCCTAGAAAATTCTGATTCGGCCATGGATTTCCGCTTTCATCAGCAACTTCATTTACCTGATTACGATCTAAAATCGTTTGCACACCGTGCTTAGTTTTCCAGGTTTCAACTATTTGTTCTTTATTCATCATATAATCTCTCTCGTTATTATTATTTTATTCTCTACTTATATTATACACTGTTTTGACAGACATGTCAACCTTTTTGTTTATCAATGATTTCAATGAGTTTCTCATAACCAGTTGAAATTGTTGTAAAACAAACTTGCATTAAGCAACCATTTCCGCAAATCTTTGAAGCATTATTCTTTTTTCTAATTTTCCTTTCTGAAATTTTTTGAATGCCTTAGTCAAAGAAGCTGTTGAATTAACTTTATTAGTATCAATATTTATTTCATCCTCCATCATAACGGAGGTATGTTGTTTGATTACATAAAGATCATCATATCCATGATCATCTACAATCATGTAACCGTTTCGATTGTAATCTGCTTTTACATCTTGCCATTTGCTCCATCC